CCGCTGGTCTTTGTGCAAACACTGACTTAGTTCAAGACGCATGGTTCTCACCTGCCGGATTTACTAGAGGACGAGTAAGAAACGCAATCAAGTTATCTTACAATCCTAGAAAGGCAGATAGAGATATCTTGTATCGTGCAAGGGTTAATCCAGTAGTTAACTTCCCAGGCCAAGGTGTAACACTCTTTGGTGACAAGACCGCACTCGCAAGACCAAGTGCGTTTGATAGAATCAATGTTCGTAGGTTGTTCTTAGTTCTTGAGAAAGCAATATCAACTGCATCTAAGTTCCAACTCTTTGAGTTCAATGATGAGTTCACAAGAGCACAATTTAGAAACTTAGTTGAACCTTTCTTGAGGGATGTTCAAGGTCGTAGGGGTATACAAGACTTCTCTGTTATTTGTGATGCAACTAATAACACAGGAGAAGTAATAGATAGAAATGAGTTTATTGCAGACATCTTTATTAAACCTGCTAGGTCAATTAACTTCATAACACTTAACTTTATTGCAACAAGAACTGGAGTTGCATTTTCTGAGGTAGGGGGTTAATCATGGCAAACATAGACGATTTTAAATCAAACTTAATCGGTGGTGGTGCAAGAGCCAATCAGTTTAGAGTGACGATTACTCCACCATCTGGTATCGCAATAGGACTTGATGTTCGTAGAACCTCTTTCCTTTGCACCGCTTCACAACTACCTGCATCAACATTAGGTGAAATAGCAGTTCCATTTAGAGGTAGGAACATTTATGTTTCTGGTGATAGACCAGCTCCTGAGACTTGGACTACCACGTTCTACAATGATACTGACTTCATGATAAGAAATGCGATGGAGAGATGGCAAAACGGTATTAATGATTTTGCAAATAATACTGGTGTCGTTGCACCATCTGATTATCAAACTGATGTATTTGTTGAACAGTTAGATAGAGATGACACGATTCTGAAAACTTATATCTTTAGAGCTTGTTATCCACTAACTGTGGCTGCAGTTGATTTATCAAGTGCAGAGGCAACTGAGATAGAGACATTTGAAGTTACTTGGAGATATCAACACTTTGAACCATCTGCGGTAAGTTTCTAATTTAACCCTACTAAATAGTAGTACAAATTAGGAGATACAAGATAATGGCAGAGTTCTTTGGATTCAAGTTTGAAAAAATAAAAGACCAATCGGGGAGTGACAAGTTCACTCCCCCCTCCAGTGATGACGGAACGATTGACATCGCTGGTGGTGGTTTCTTTGGTCAAGTTTTAGACACAGACGGTAGAGAACGAACTGAACAAGATTTGGTTCGTAGGTATCGTGACATTTCACAACAACCAGAGTGTGACTCTGCGATAGAAGATATAGTCAATGAAGGTATAGTGTCTGACGAAAAAGACCAAGCTGTCTCTATAGTCTTAGATAGATTACCATATCCAAAAAGTATAAAAAACAGAATACGAGAGGAATTTGACACGGTTCTAAGTCTACTTGACTTTGATACTAAAGGTCATGATATATTTCGTAGATGGTATGTTGATGGTAGATTGTTTTACCATAAAGTAATCAATAAGAAAAATATTAAAGGTGGTGTTCAAGAACTAAGATATATTGATCCTCGTAAAATTAAAAAGGTTAGACAGATACAAAAAGATGTGAAGTCTAACACTGGTGTTGACCTAATCAAAAAAGTTGAGGAGTATTATCTATACAATGATAAGGGTCTCGCAAACTATGGAACATCAGAGGGTATTAGGATTTCACCAGACAGTATCACATACTGTCCATCAGGTTTAGTAGATCAGAACAAGGGACACGTTCTATCTTATCTACACAAAGCAATCAAACCAGTAAACCAACTGCGTATGATTGAAGACTCTGTTGTCATATACAGAATATCAAGAGCTCCAGAAAGACGTATATTCTATATTGATGTTGGTAACTTACCAAAGATCAAAGCAGAACAATATCTAAAAGACGTAATGAATCGTTACCGTAATAAGTTGGTGTATGATGCATCGACTGGTGAGATTCGTGATGACAGAAGTTACATGTCAATGTTAGAAGACTTTTGGTTACCTCGTAGAGAGGGTGGTCGTGGAACAGAGATCACTACACTACCCGGCGGTTCTAATCTTGGTGAGATTGATGACATCAAATATTTTCAAAACAAATTGTATCGTGCATTGAATGTTCCTGTGTCTCGTATGGAAGCAGAGACTAACTTTAGTCTTGGTCGTTCAAATGAAATCACAAGGGACGAAGTAAAGTTTACAAAGTTTATACAAAGACTTAGAAAAAAGTTTACTCCACTTTTCACAGATGTTCTTAAAACACAACTGATATTAAAAGGTGTGATTACTTTAGAAGACTGGAGTAACATGAAAGAGCATATTCAATATGACTTCATGCAAGATGGTCACTACGCAGAACTTAAACGTGCAGAGATACTCAAAGAACAACTAGACTCACTTCAAACTATAGAATCTTATGTTGGAACATTCTTTAGTAAGAGATGGGTGCAGAAGAACGTACTGCGTATGACTGATTTAGAAATTGAAGATATGCAAAAAGAAATTGAAAAAGAAGAGGATACAGGGCCAGAAGATGGTGGAGTTGATGTACCTGACGATACCGATGGCGTAGTAAGAAATCCAGAAAACGGAGGGGGTGAAGAGTAATGAATACAGATGAAGTAGTAGACGCATTATCAAAAGACGATAACTTAGGTGCTGAAAGTGCATTTAAATCAGTAATGCAGAAAAAGGTTGGTGATGCACTTGAGATGAAAAGACGAGAAGTTGCAAACAACTTTGTCAAGACACCACAGGTGGATGTAGATGACGAAGAAGTTTGATGAGTTCTATGTTCCAGTTGTGGAAAAGGAGGATCACAAAAAGTCTAAGGAGTATAAGAAATTATCCCCTAAGATGAAAAATGCAGTTGATGATATTTTTAAAATCATGGACTCTAAACCTTCGGATTTCCTAAATACTTTTACTAAAACTATAACTGCAACCTCAAAAAAATACAGAGTTCCAGAAAAGGAACTTATGAAATATTTTGAACGAGAAATGTTAACAATCTAAGGAACGGATATGGCTTTAAAATTAGTAAGGTTTATAGGCAGTATTACATTAGGTGACGATAATGCCTCTGGAATCGAAATCGGTAAACTATCAGGAGGCTCTGCGTTTAGAATAAGTGAGTTTGGAGGTCAGGATATATTTTTTAAAATTACACTAAATTCAGATAGAACAGCAGTCACCGCAACAAACGGAATGTATTTAAAAGCTAGTACATCAATCACAGTAGTTCCAGAAGAAATAATAAAAAATGGTGAGGGAAAAGTATTATTAGACGGAACAGATAGTTCAAGTTCAGATGCTGGTTCTTTCTTATCAACAGAGGATGCAACTGATGCTTCAAGTAATGTTGGTAATGCGATTCAATACAATTTTGGACAAACTTCTTACTTTATCTCTATCATCAATGAAACTGCTGGTAGTAACGGTAAAGTTTACATACAAGAAGTTGCACAACATGGCACCATGTAAAGGAAACTCAGTATGAAGTTAATAACAGAGAATATAGAAGACATAGAATACATCACCGAACAAAAAGACAATGGTGATAAGGAATACAAAATAAAAGGTGTCTTTATGCAGTCTGAGATAAAGAATCGTAACGGAAGAGTATATCCGTTTGATGTTCTCCAAAAAGAGGTGAACAGATACAATAAAGAATATGTCAATGAGAATCGTGCATTTGGTGAGTTAGGACATCCTGACGGGCCAACTGTAAATCTTGAACGTGCATCTCACATGATTACATCTCTTACACCAGATGGAAAAGATTTTATTGGTACAGCAAAGATACTCAAGACACCTATGGGTAAGATAGTAGAGAGTCTTATGGACGCAGGTGCAAAACTTGGTGTGTCCTCAAGGGGTATGGGTAGTTTAGAACAAAAGAACGGTGCAAACTATGTAAAAAAAGATTTCATGCTTGCAACTGCGGCTGATATAGTTGCAGACCCTTCCGCACCAAATGCTTTCGTACAAGGTATTATGGAGGGAAAAGAGTGGGTTTGGGATAACGGTGCGTTAGTTGAGGAAGAATTAGTTAGAATGAAGAAAAGAATGAACGAAAGAGTTAAA